ATTGTTTCCAAACGGCGGCAAGATCCTGTCGATGTCGGCGGATGCAGGCCGCGAGAAGTTCCAAGGCGGAGCTGTCTCGCTGGTTGTCCTCGATGAAGAGCACCCGCAGGCCATATTCGACGAGAGCATGCTTCGTTGCATCGACAATCGCGGGCGTGTCGTGCTGACGATGACGCCGCTCCTCGGGATAACATGGCCGCATGACATCTTCTTTGAGAACCCACAGAACGGATATACACAATACGCAATTAGCGGACTGGATAACCCTTGGATCTCCTCCGTAAAACTACGTAAAGCGATCGCGCATATGAGCGAGGAGAGCCAGCGCACGCGACTATTCGGAGACTTTACCAATCAGCAAGGCGTCGTCTATCCTGAATTCAAAAGAGCGATCCATGTTGTCGATTCGTTCGATCCGCCCGCGCACTGGCCGCGAGATCGGAGCATCGACTTCGGAGTGCGAAACCCGTTCGCCTGCATCTATTTTGCACACGACGAAGAAGACGACGTGCTGCACGTGTATGATGAATACTACGCGACCGAACGAACGACAGTCGAGAACGGGCGGATACTCAACAATCGAGATCCTAGCTCCCGCTTTCGTTGGACAGTCGCCGATCCTGAAAGCCGAGATGGACGGCTTACACTGTCGCGAGAGTGCTCCATTGAGACACGCACGGCACCAAAACATATTGGCGTAGTAGAAACGATCAACTGGGTTAAAGAGCGGCTTGCGCTCGACGCTGAAGGGCGGCCGCATCTTGTAATTCATTCCAACTGCAAAAACCTTCTCCGTGAGTTTCGTCTGTATCGCTGGAAGGGCGGAGGCGGCAAAGATGCCCCGCAAAAGAAGGACGATCATGCACTTGACGCTGTGCGCTATCAGGTGGCATTCTTGAAGCGATACTTGATGCATCAATGAGGACGATATGAAGCAATCTATCAACATCAAAACATCAAATGCTTTCGGGGCGTGGTTGAAGGGATACTGTAATCGGCACAAAATACGCGTCTGCGACCTCTCAAGAGTGCTCGGTGTAGGTAGGCGGCACATAACGCATTGGATACAAGGGACAAGCCATCCTCGGCTTGTAAACGGGGTGTTTCTCATTGATGCGCTGTCAAAGATCACCGGCGAAGATGGAGTGTCGATCTATGTTGATATGCGCGACCACGTGAAGAAAGACTTCTGATCAATCATCAATCACAATCGGAGCTATAGTGCAACGGCAATTTATATCCATCTCCGGCTCACCGAAGGAGGCCGGCGCAGCGCCGCTGTATTTGCCGATCTTGAACTCCTCACCAGCTGCGACTGTCTGCCCGTCGAGCCGCTGATGATCGGGCCTCACTCTATCGTCATTCGAGGAGATCCATTGCTTCAGGATCTGAATCCCCTCTTCCCGTTCTATCTTGTTGTACGCGTCGTTTGTTGCTCGATTGATTGCGCTCGTTGTCTCCGTCTGTGCAATCAGGCGCGCTCTTGATTCGCTGAATGGCAGATACTCGTCTCTATCTATCTGCGCGGCGATCTCGCGATTGCTGAGGCCCTCTTCGATGCCTTCTCGGATCGTCTTGCGTAGTCGATCGCGCGTTGTCTTTTCCATTTGCTTCGCGAACTCCTCGACAAATTCAACGGTGATGTTCCGATCGCCATATCTGAAATCGTCCGGCCTTGCTCGCCCGAGCATCTCGTATATTTCATCGATCGTCTCGTTGCCCGTCAGCATCCATGTATCGGTATAGAATCGGCCGATCGTGTCTTTGATGATCTGGACCTCTTGCGGAGATCGAAGCAACTGCATCCAACTAAGCGAGCGCACCTCCTCCGGCTGTACGTTGCGCGCTTCGTTCACAATCTGATTGATGCGAGACAACACACGACCTTTAGCTCCGTCAAGATAGCGCTTCGAGATCCGCTGAAATTGTTCCGTTGTCGGCTCGACTTTTTTTTGTATCCAAGAGCTCCAGAAATCGGAGCGCTGCTCTTCGGATCGAAACTGCTTCTTACTGATCTTCTGCTTTGCCTCGCGAATGACGGATCGCATATGCGCAAGGCCACGCGATCCAACGACTAGCCATTTGACTTGTGCAACAACGCCGGCGATCCTGAAATCCTGTGAGTGCCTAGCCGCCCAAGCCTCGCGCAAGCGGATCGCGCGTTCTTCTGTCTCCGTCCGCGCAATACTGCTCGACCGCTCCGCGATGGGCTTCAAGCGATTATATTGCACGTTCCCGAGTATATTGCCGCCTTTCTTCCATATTTCAGGCCAGTTGTCTTTCAGGTCTTGTGCCTCTTTCCAAGGGAATCGCTGATATTCACTATTGCGGAGAGCAACTTCTTTGTTATCGCCGTCGTTCGGGAAGTTTGTCGGGTTGCGATCACCTACTGAGCCGCGCGTTTCGACTGGCTCAGAAAGTTTTTTTTTCCGCTCATGGCGTGATCATCTGGGAGTAGATCAGTATCGTGCTTTCCTGATCTGTACTTCTGATTGCGCAAGGCATAGAGATAACTGTTAACGCGCGCCATCGCCCACTGTTCGGGGCTTTTCACGGACGGACGGACGCTGG